CTTTCTGGCATAAGGCAGGCACGGCTTACCGAAATCAAAGTAACGTAGCATAGGGAGAACATGATGCTGAAGATAGAAAAGAATGGTGGTGTGTGGCACATCGTCGGGTCTTTGTCAGGGAACAGGGTGCGTAAAAGCACCCGCGTTCCTACTAACCACCCGAATGGTAAGCAGATAGCTGACCAAATGAGGGTAGACATGGAGAGCAAGATACTAACCAACACTCTCTACAACAGCACGAACAAGACAGTCGGTGAAGCAATCAAAGACTACCGACGTTGGAAACAGTTGGAAGGTAGGATGTCTCGTGACATGGACAGCAAGATAGACAAGCTGTCTAGTTACTGGAGCAAGGTATCCTTGAACGACGTAACCACCCAACGCATACAGGCGTTCGTGTTCGAGGCGATGCAGGGTCTACAGGCCAACAGTATCAAGCGTTATCTCAACCAACTACGAGCGATCCTCAAGTATGCTGAGGAGACATACGGATGGCGATGCCCGAAGATACCTATGCCCCACGTTGATGACGCCAGAGATGTTCATCTGGATGAGGAGCAAGTGATAGATGTGTTGCGCTTCTTCAAGAAGAATGAACCTAAATACTATCCGCACTTTCTTCTACTGTTTGATACTGGCGCAAGGCTTGGTGAGATGCTGAGGCTTGATGAGTCTTGCTTTCGTGGTGGCGTTGTGAAGATACGTCGTGTCAGCAAGATGAAACAAAAGACCTTGACCCGTGATGTTCCGATGTCTGACGACGTAACGGATATGATAAGAAGCTTTCCGAGTAGGGGGCTGGACATCTGGAACGACAATCGTTCTGCTTCTGCGACGTTGAACAAAGCACTGAAAAGAGCATGTGCATATTGCACAATACCACCCATCAGAGTGCATGATGCACGACATACGTTCGCATACCTAACAGCGAAAGCTGGTGCGGACTTGGGCGATCTACAATATTTGCTGGGTCATGCCGACGTATCAATGACCATGCGTTATCGTGGGTATATACAAAGCAGAGCAAAGGATTTTGTCATGTCATCTCGCAAACAATTGGGTGATATCTGACAGGTGTTTCCAAAAATTTTCAGAAAAATTTATTCAGCCAAAGGGTTGCGGTGTTGATTTACCGTGTCCGTTTTGAGGATACAGTGTTCGTGTAATCCCACATTCCTTTGGCTCCTACCAACGACTAACGATGCTCGTCGCTGTGTCCTTACCTTAGTATCTGTCACGATTATGATAAGATATTATGCTTGTCAGGATGGGTAGGTTTGATATGGTTTAACAACTTTCACAACTTTAATAGGGAATAAGAGTAATGGGAAAACATAAACAGCATGTATTTCTAAGCGGCCACGACATCGACAAGTTGCAGAGCCAGATAAAGAGAGGCGTTCATAAAAGAATAATAGCCAAGCGTTTCGGTATTTGTTTGAGTTCAGTATATAAGTTTGACCCCGACTCTAAAATTTATGAGCCTAATCTTATTCGCGTTCGCAAAAGCAAGATTACTGCTGTGGTGAGCGACAACACTTCATTGAGCGACAACACTTCAGACATCAGGTTCGTTGATGGAGACATTGGGTTCATGCTGAAAATAAAAAACTTTATCTTGGCTCTTGGTAGATGAAGAGACCTACTGAGTTACCACCACCCGATACGTTGAAGATCAATCCGATCTTGAAGGAGACGTTTGGGTTGATAGACAAAGGTGGGTTCAATGTTACAGACGTTGAACTAGCCGCTGGTCTTGGTTACAGAACCATGAGTAGGTGGCTGAAACAAAATGGGGCAAGGCTTGATAGTGTAGAAGCAGTGCTTAATGTAATGGGCTATGGATTGGAGATAAAAAAGCATGAACATATTTCACCTCTCTCGGTGTCCGAAAAAATCGGCAAGCTACCTCTGCGATAAGCATGTACCAAAAATGTTTACCGAAACAGGACAGATGCTTTCATTCGCACACTTCCTTCTTGGTAGTTGGTCAGATGGTATGTATGCGCCACTGTCCAAGTCAGGCAAGGTACTGAGCCACACTAAACACCCAATGACTAAGTGGGTTGCGGAGAGCGAGGCCAACTACCGATGGACATATAAGCTTGCTTGCCAGCTAATGAATGAACATTGGCTTCGCTTCCACACCATGCACAACACAATGAACCTCATGCACAAGTTCGTTGACTCTCCACCCAGCATCAGAAAAGGCGGCCTAACAAGGCCGCCTCTTTGTATGCCAGAAGAATATCACTCAGATAACTACGTGGCTTCTTACAGATTGTACTACGCCTCAGAAAAATCACACTTCGCTAAGTGGGTACACTGTACACCTGTGCCATTTTGGTACGATGCTATTCAATCTCTTCAGTAACCTCAGTAATTTCTGAAGATAAGACTTGCAAAGCACTCGACTTTATTGTGTCACCGAACATAGCGGCAGAGATATAACTCATGTATATCCTAGTGTCCTTGTCAAAGTGCATGGCTATACCGTTGGGTAACATCTCTATAATCGGTGACACCAATTTGGGATCATCGTTGTCGTACAGTATGCCAACCATTGGGCGAGTAGCCAGTGTCATGTCCGTCTCTACGTCGGCAACACCGTCAACCGCTTCTTCCAGCAACTCGTTCACATAGTCCGATGAATACGTCAACAGGCAATCTCCCTCGCATAAAGTTTATCGAAGCGCATATCAACTGTACGTTACCAACCTCGTAACAACCATCACAATCTATCCTATCAATGGATAAATTTCTGCTCTCCCACTTATTGTCAGGATGTGGTGTGCCATAATCAAGAGATAAACCAGACATAGCGCACACACCTAGCTGTTCTTTGTAGATTTCTAGGCAGTCATCAACAGTCAAGGTAAACTCTATACCCTGCTTAATTCTGGCTGACTTTAACTGAGAAACCTTGCGAGACAAGAAGCCCCTCAAGGACTTCATTCGCTTCAACCTGTCATCGTTCCTGCAATTCTTGCAAGACTTTTCTCTACGCATATGCCCATTCCTGTGGTCTCTCCAGTACCAGAAATTGTCTGATGCTAGAGAGGTTCCACAGGTACGGCAGATATAAACATTTTTATCCGCGTCGGATGCCACGACCACGAGCAGTTTTGTTTGCCATGTTGCGGATGCCAGATGCCTTGCCAGCAGATGCTTTGGTCACAAGTCCAGACCGTTTGGAAACTTTATTCTTTTTGTCCGCAGTCTTTTTCTTTGCGGCAGTAGTGCGTCGATCATAAGCCATTAGTGTTCTCCTAAATTTGGCGACTCTAAGTAGTTTAGATTTTGGACATATACTTGTAGCAAGTCGTCCCTAACATCCCCAACGGCGACGAGCCGCGCAGATACGTTTCTTCGGCGTCTTCTTACAACTGATGTTATGCATCTTCATCTGACCAGCAGATCGTTTGCAGTAGGAATCCTTACGCTTACCCCCGCCTGGTTGTGGGGCTTTCAACTTAGAGCCACACGCCCTGTTATGCTTCGCCCTGCCCTTCGCAGTTAGGCCAGCACCTTTGGAGGCTGGCTTCTTTTCGCCACGGCCAACCGAAAGTTTTACACTACACCTCTTCTTCGCCATCGTCTTTCACCAGCTTTAAATGACTCCTGTATTCAGATAGTGGCACGACGTTAGATGCTTCGTCGTCCCCGAAATCAAGTTCTGAATCGAAAGTAATTGTCACCTCCTCATCGTCTGGCTCTTGTGTATCGACACCCATCTCCCAAAGAAAAGATTTGTACAGGGGTAGCCAGTCACCTAGCCGCATGACCACTAAGCTTTCCGACGTATCCATTCTGTTGCGTCTGGTCAGAACTACGGGGATATCCCTGCTTCTGGATTTCTCAATACCTTTTTCGGCCTGCTCCATAGCGGCATAGGGGCTGAACTTTTCTGTGCGCTTTGCTTCAACCCACATGAACGGCACACCGTTTAAGTCGGGCAACCCCCCACCAAAAGCGTTGCTTCCCCCTCCAGATAGAGGCGCACGTTGCACGTTCCCACTACTACCGAACAGCCAGTAGTCCAACCACTTAGCTAACTCTCTTTCGTAACCGTCGCCTTTGCGCTTTTGCTTACTCATTTTTTCTTTGCTCCTTTTGTTGCACTGAAATTGTAGCCCTCAGTTCTTTCGGACAAGGGTGTTTCTTCAGACACATCAACAAAGATCATGTCGTCAGCTAACCCTAGCGTTTCGTTTTTTGAGGTACATTTGTCACAGATGTACTGCCACTTGGGGAGTGTGTACATGCGCTTACACTTGAGACACTTCCTGTCCCACGTAGGCATCTGCGATTTATGCGATGGAGCTATCGCGTACTTGGCTCCGTTAAACTCGGCAAGCCCTTCTCGGACGAGTATGCGTTTGAGCGTATCAGTGCAGACCTCCATGAAAGAGGCCATTTGTTTATATGTGTATCCATCTTCCAGCATATCCAAGAGAGCTTCCCGATCCTGATCTGAGATCGGTTTCCTATTCATGCTCACCTCTGAATGTTTCTAAAAGAGCAACCCCCAAAGGGGTTGCGATGTTTCGTTACATTTTCTCTCTTGACCTACCTCCTACCTATTTGTGTATAATCCGTCCAGGACAATAAGAGAGCCAAGACCTAAACGGCCTTGTCTCTTAACTGAACAGTTCAAGAACAGTTCAAGAACAGTTCCCCTAATCATTGTCGCAACCACCTTTCAACTTCGTAACGAGGTATGCTCAGTGAACGACTCACTTCCTCAACACCCATCGACTTGTGAATGTGTAACCACACTGCCTGTTGCCTCGGTGATGGGGTATGCACAAGGTATTCGCTTCCGTCCGCCAGCCGTTCCGCCCAGCCAATGTAGTACGTGCGGTGCAACTCTGTCTGAGTACGAACTTTCCCAAAGGAAATTTGTTGAACCATCTTGAGTCTGCTGTCTGCTTCCAACTGGTTCTCTAAGAAAGTAGTGGCAGTGTACTCTGCACCACTGAACGCAGTGACAGACACATCCGCATCGTGAATTGCCGCTTTCGTCTTCGCTACGTTCTTGTCCCGATATACTTGAGTGACCATAACCTGTGTGTCGATGTCGGTAAGTTGTGCTGTTGACCCAGCTTCTCTGCCTAATCCACCCTCGCCTGGTTTATTTCGGTGGTGTACAAGCACCACGCTCGCCTTGAACTTAGTTCGTATCGACTTGGCTACGTGGTTTACCTTGAACCACTCTGCGGCGTTGGCTTCTTCCAACCCGCCGAACGCATTACGAACTGTGTCAATAACCACTATGTCGGGCTTGATTACTTCCAACCAATCGCCCAGCAACTTGAAGCCTTGCTCTGTCCCCAAGTTCATCTCACCACCATCGTCGGCAGAGATGAGTGATGGCGACCACATGTTAAAGTTATCACCACTATCGCCAAACATGTTTATGAAGTTGCGAAATCTGTATAAAACAGTACGGCTTGGGTTGTCGTAGTCTAAGTAAAGAACTTTCGCTGGCTTCTGAGCAAACGGACCGAAACTCTCATTACCTGATGCCATGCTTACTAACATGCCTTGTAAGAAAAAGGATTTGCCGTGACCATTGTACCCGACAACCTGAGTAATTGTTTCGGATGGTATCACTGGGTCTGACCAATAGCTGGTTTCCCCTAGTGTGTCGATCAGTCTGTCAACATCAGAGCCACGAATTGGCACAAGTCTGCCAAGTCTAGGCGGTTCCTTAGCCTTCAGTATTCTTCGGCCTTCATTGTCGTACTCCTCTGGGTACGATCTTCTATCCATATCTACGACACTACGTATCTTGGTATTAATCCAAGTCTCTGTTTGATCAGGTGTAAACCCAGTGTCATCAAAGAAGTCGTCGTGAAACTTGGTTACTTTAAGAAGCAAGGACTCTTCAACAACTCCTTGCCGAACTTGCTGACCAATGTATCTGAGCATCCAAACGTCAGTGCCATCTCCCTCTCGTAGTTTGTGACCTAAGTGCGCTACACGCCTCTTAACTTGGTCATAAACTGGCAGAGACTCTTCTATCTGACCAACCTTTACACCAGAAAGGTTTAAGTTTCCGAAAGCAAACTCTCCTACTTGCGGTGGAGCTACGCTTTCAGGAGTGCCTTTCCAAACAAAGTCTTCCATGTCGTCAAGGCCAAGGCCATAACCAACTTCCATGTGGTATATGTGTTCTACCTTGTTGTCTCGCATCTTCATGGACGGCGGCATCACTACGTAACCGCCGTCACCACGTAGGTCTAGCCCTTCTATGTCAGGCCAGTTCCTTGTCACACCTCCGACGTTGTTGCCAAATCTTTGACCGTGAAGTGGGTGAGCGAAGTAGAAGTGCTTGCCTCTTGCTGTATGCACTACAAACGGTGAGGTCAAATCGTTCTTGACTGCGTACTCAACTGACTTCTCGTTGTCGCAGTCCAAGACAATTATCCCACTGATAGAACCAGTAAGGACAGCGATGTTAAACGTGCCAACTACATTTCCACTGGTAGTTCTTACACCATTCTCAAACCAATCTTCCACTTCTTCTAAAGTGGTCGGCTCCGTCTGGTATTTCTTCCAGCCTACTAGCGGCTTCTTGCTTTGTAAGGATAAGGGGATAATACACCAGCCCCTCTCCACTGCTTCGACGGACGCTTGGTATAAAGCGTCACGCCACTTTTGAGCTTCTTGGTTCATTTCGCATCTCTTCTAAGTATGAGTTTAAGTTTATGTTGGGGTTGGCGAATACGATCTTCGCAAGTATTTCGGTGGTTATACTGTTAGTCTTTACCCATCGGTAGGGTTGAGTTCTGCTTTTACCCGTTGCCTTTGCGACTTCAGTAACACCTCCGCAGTCTTTAACCAATCTGCTGACATTGAACGTGTACATGATTATTCCTTTCTCATACTAGACATATCCTCATATTACATGTGATTACAAGCGCTGTCTTATTATCGTTACATTTTCTCACAATTAAGACAGTTGTTTTTTTTTACACATTTGCTATTGTAATTTCTGTGGCGGGGTGTGAAATAGCTGAACACAGTATTTCCTCCCTGCACCTCGCCACACTTACGCACACTGAAATCATAAGGAGTAAAGCCGATGGAGACTTGGGAAGACTATGAGCAACAGCCAGAAACTGGCGGCTTATCAGGCATGGTTGAAGAGTTCAGCCAGCTTGTAAATCAAATCGAAAAATTGTCTAGTAAAGCAGACCAGCTAAAGATGAAGATCGAAGCTGAGTTCCCAGCAGATGCTGGTGAGTTCAACAAACAGGTTGGCGCTTACATGGTCACACTCTACCGACAGGAACGGTGGACTTGGGATAAAGAAATCCTTGAGACAATCTTCACATCATCAACAACCCTGCCAGACTTTGTTCGTCGTACTTATTCAATAGATAAGAAAAAGTTTAAGACGCTGGACGAAGAGCAACAGAAAGAACTTTTACCAGCACTAACTCGCAAGGGTGGGCCAGTAAAGGTTACGGTTAAATCAGGGAGTTTAGGATAAATGTTTGAACCGATGAACACATCTGATCACACAACAAGTTACAGAAAAACATTATTGTATGGTCATCACGGATGGGGAAAGACAACTCAGTTTATCCACTACCAAAAACAATTTGGTAATGGGTTTATTCTTTCGGGAGAAAGTGGGTTGAGTTCTATTCGTGATGCTGGCATTGACTATTTGCCTTTTACTAGTTGGGCTACACCTTCTATGGCTTCAAAGAATACGTATAGTTTCGTCGATATATTCAAGTGGATGATGACTGACGACTTCAAGTCCAAGGGTTACAAGTGGGTTGGGGTTGACAGCTTGACTGAACTTAGTGACATGAGCATGAGGCATGCAAACCAAGTGGCAGAGGAAGACGCAAAGAAATCTGGCAAAGCTGTAAACGGTTTCCAGATTTTTTCTGACCACGCCAAGAACTTGATAGGCGCATGTAAGGCTATCAGGGATATGAATATGCACGTTCTTGTAACGGCACTTGCCAAGGAA